CCAATTGCCTTTTGTGTCTTGGTAGCGCCACGGGACCCCTCTGCCGTTGCTCCCTTCGGCATATTTGCCGGTTCCAAGCTCTACATACGGCGCGTATTCGACAGAAGTACCCACCACAACAGTAACGGTCTCCTTGTTCTCCTCTGTGGCGTGCGTAATGCTGTTGCGCAGATTGCCCGTCCGAACGTACCACCCCTGCGGAGTCTGGTAGACACCAGCGGTTATGTACAGCTTCGCATGGCTTTCAGCCGCCTGACCGATCTTTTCGGCGGCTTTCATTAACTGTTGGCTGGTAGCATTCAAGACTTGCCCCAGATGGCTTGTAAAGTTCACATCGGCCATTGCGCACCACCTCAATAAACCTCGCCGCCGCTGGTGTCATACGTGACAGATTCCTTCTTTTTGCCACTGCCAATGCATCTGTGTATTTCCTTGATGGCGGCTTCCATGTCCGTGTCGCCCCAGACATAAGGGAACCGCTCACCGAATTCTTTTTCGTATGCCCTGTTCGCGCTTTCGTACCGCTTTTCAAGATCGCTTTTCTCCGGCTTCCGGTCGCGCAACCACTCCATGATGTCTGTCATTTTACCTACCTCCCAACATTTGCTCGAAGACTCCATACGACTTCGGGAAGAATCGCTTTATCACAGGCAAGCTAACCCCATCAACCATTGTGGCAGAATACATTTCCGCAAATGCTTCAATTGGCAAATTCGCTTTTCGGCGGAAGTATTTTTTACCATGGCCAACACCCATGCCATATTCAACACCGTACTGGCTGAAATAACCGTCGAACATATCCGCAATGTCGCTCCGCTCATATATTGATAGCGAGTCGCACACCCGTTGGCAAAAGCCCCGAATGTTCGCCGGTGTCATGAGCCGTTTAATTGCCGGGTCAACATATCTGTCAGCGTGCCATTGCCACTGCCATTGCATGGCTGAATTGCTGGCCAAGTATTTTTGATACAGGCTTTGGATTAAGCCATAATCGCCGTCCCCCTGCGCCCGAACGATAGTATCGAATATGTCGTTGGTCGATTCTATTGTACCATTATTTTCAAGACCCCGCAAGACACTTCTGATACTTCTTTTTATCCCCGGCGTTTCGATAAACGATTGCGCTATTGTCTGATTCCGTTCTTCCAACGATGACAGAATGATTCTCGAACGCGGATGCTCACTTTGGTAATACGCCAACATTCGCTCCTCGATTTCCTGCCGCAATGTCTGGCCGAATTCGCCGTTGTTATATGTTACACTCAGGTAATCACCGTTGCCGCCACCAAGCTGGTAATCTATGTTATGCCCGTATTCATGGAAATAGACCGCGTGTTCTTCCTGATAGTCGCTTCTCCCGAATGCTTTTTCGCGGCTGATGTAGTGCGTCTTTTTGTCTGACGGAGAGAAATACGCCTTTGAATCCGGTGTGCCGTCAAAAACCGGCGCTTGCATCGCCCCAGAAGCGTCATTCCACGCCCTTTGTGCGAACTCCGGCGCATCATCAATCTTTTGGGTGATCGCCGCCCTCGTTGCGTCATCATCAATGCCGGAAACCGCATCTCCGTAATTCACTTTAGGCTTTTTCGGCGCTTCGGGCTTTGCCGTTTCTTCCTGCTGGCCGGTGGTTTTCCCCTGCCGCCATCGCTGGTAGCTGTCGTATTCCGGTAATCTATGGTCTTTAACTGTGTAATCATATTTCGCGCTGTGCGGCTGAATATAGATCAACGTACAACGACAGTTATACACCAAGTCCGGCTCCGCTGTTGGGTCTCCGGGATAATTAATCTTTCTGCCGTCATGGGGAACAATAAAGGGCTTATCATAATCCACCGTAACCCCGTTCAGCGCAATGTGTGTGTCTCGAACCAGCTTGTCACCGCAGGACAGCCATTGTTTTTGTGATTTGATGCCGTATTGCTCATCGGCTTCCTGCATCCGCTCCACGCGCCCCGCGTTTTGTGCGCCCGTCATGGCTGTTCGTGCGAACAACCGCATTTTCCCCGCGTTACTGGTGGACAATTCCCCGCACAGGCTTTCCGCTATCGCGTTAATCGACCGGCCTTGTATAATCCCCTGCGTGATGGTGTTTTCCACCCTCTGTCGGTTCCACATATAATCTTTTTTTTCGTGTATCTTCCACTTGGGAAGCATCTGCGGCTTTTCCCGAATGAGCTTTTGAACCGCTGAATGGTCGTAAAGCTGGAACGACACACCGCCATTGAACCCCTTTTCGATCTCAAAAGCCGTATAATTCGCGGATTCCGTGAAAACGTTCTGCATTGTGCCACCCAGCATTTGCCGCGCCTTTTTGTCTGCGTCAACATAAACGCTGGTTATGCTTTTCAGTTTTTGTTGCCATTGCGCACCCTGAAAGACTTGCCCACGGAGCCATGCTTTGTAATCCTGTATGGTGATTTTCCCGGCTTGCACCTGTTGCAGGAGTTCGGCTGACTTCGCATTATGCCGTTGCTGAAACTTGGCAAGCTCCCGGCGCACCTCTTTAGCCGCTTGTCCGTACACCTTCCGAAGCTGTTTGGCATATTTCTGTTCTTCTTCGTCTGTGAAACGGTCGATATAATCAGCCATCCGGCATCACCTCGCTTTTGCCGTAATTCACATACCTTTTCAGAAACGCCCCTAAAACGCGATCTAAGGCCGGTCATTCTCCGGGCGATAGTTTATACCACCCAGCCGCCGCACTGGCCTTGCGCCCCCGTTTCCGCTCGATTAATCGCCATTCGCTCCGGGTTCGCTCCCCTGCGTCTGTTCGCGGTCGAACTGCTCCACTTCTTCCACCGCGAACCTGTCCGTGTTTTCAAGCCCTTTTCGCGCAAGGATTCCAGCGACTTCATCGACCGTGATGTTCGGGAGCTTTTGCAGGATGGTTTCATCATCCAGATACTGCGCTTCCATCATCACCATTTGCGTCTGTTCCATCTGGTTGCTGATGCGGTTGCGTTTGAATACTGGCGTATCCTCCACCCCCATCAATGCAAGCACCTGTTGCACGAATTTGATAATTTCATACTCAAAATCATCCGCATTTTCGTCAAGCGGCTGATAAGCCGCATCAATATGGTCATTAGTTGACCCAGCCGCGATTGTGTGAACATCCAAGCCGCCGAAATCCTCATAAATCCCCGCTCGAATCGCGTCAAGATACGCTTGCCGCGCCTGAAATGGGATTTCCTGCGTGTACGGAGTAACGCCGCTGTTATCTGTGTCCACAACGGCGATGTGCTGGATTTTAAGCCTGTCACGGAACTGCGCCAATTCTGCTTCCGTCATGCCGGAGCAATTCGACAGAATCCAGTAAATCTGCGCACAATCAGTCAGATCGTTTGCAAAGCCCGAACGGATAAGATCATAACTGTCGATGGCTCTTTGCATCCCCACAAGCGTTGATTGATGCAGTTTACTCCCCCAGAGCGGAACAATCGGCAAGGCACCATAATTGTCATTGCTGATAACTTCCAGCCCTCCGGCCTCGCTATACACATACTTCTGCTTGTATGCGCGTTTCGGCTGTACAATGCTGAAATTCATCTTCCCGCTGTTTCTTCCGCCCTTGAATTTAGTGTAACCGTCCTCCTCGTAGAAATATGCGGTCATCTGCTTGTCTTTGTTCAACTGCCAGAAGCGGATTCCCGCACGAAGTGCGCCGGTCTCCTCGTCCCACAGCGGCACAAACTCCGTCAGCGGGAAAATATGGAGCCTGTCAACATTCCAAAACCCAAAGCTAACACCATGGATAAGCGCTTTATAAGCGGCATCCTTTAGCGCGGTGTCAAAGCCCGAACCAACCATTTCTTTCGTCATGTCAACGGTCTGTTCCACCCCGTCCACAATCCGTTTTTCCTTGTGGTCGCTGAAAGATACACCGTTGCCAAGGCTGTACATTGTCCGCTGTGTGTTCAGCCGGTGAAAAAAGTTGCTGGCTATCCTGTTGTTCGCCGCCGTGAAATCCTGAACCGCAGAACCGGTGCTTGTGAAGATCGTCCGAACGTAATTATAGATAGTATCGTTTTTCTGCCGATCATAATTATCGGCGCTGATCGCAATTTTGTACTCCTCACTACTCGTGTGCTGGTTGATTGCTTTCCCGATGAACGCAAGAATGTTCGGCTCTTCCAAGTAATCCTGATAGGTGACCATTGGCATAACCCCTTTCTTTATACTGCCGCCACGCGGAACACTGATTTATAATCCTCCACCGTTTTTCGGTCGTACAATCTGCAAATGCAAGCCGCGCTGTCTGGCGCATCATCGTGTTCTGCGTCCTCCGTGTAATCCATTATCTGTGTTAGATACTCATGGTCGGTTCCCTCCAACCATTCAATGTTCCCCCACCACTTCCGAAGAAACGTTGCTATCTTTGTGTACTTGTTCTCTTTCTCGTGGTATCTTCGCACAGGCATATTGGGTTTCAGCCGCCGGATTTCCTTTAGCAGGAAGCCTTTATCCGCGTTATCTTCGCAATACATTGGCGCACACATGAGCCTTTCCGCATCGTCAAGGATTGCGCCAAGTACCGCGTCAACGTGCTTGTGCCACAGCTTGCCATACATATACAGCGTGTCGCCCACTCGTTTCCCGCACGTGAACGCGGTGTAATCCTCGCCACCGTATGCCGCGTCTATATGGGCGAAGCCATCGCGCAGAAGCGCAGGATTGGTGCAAAATTTCGGCGCGGTCTCGAACAGCGCGTTTTCCGCCGCGATGTGTTGCAACTCGTAGTTGGCCGCGAACAGCGATGGTGACATTGTCTGCCGGATTGCTTCCAGTTCTTCCGCAGTAATGATCTTGCGGATTTCTGGATGGTAGCAATCATAACGCTCCGCCGCTGGCATGATGGTAAAAGCGTCTTCCTTGTGCCATGGCGTGCCTGTGTTGTATATCCTGCCGCCCCTGTTCCGAATGTTCTGCAACTCTTGGTAGATGGTTTTCGTTCTGTCCCTCTCCGCTTTGCTGATTCGGTCTTGGACATTGACAATATCATCCGTGAATATTCGGTCAAAGTGTTTGCCGGTCAGACTGCCGCCTGTGCCAAGCCCGATTAGCTGGCTTGTCCCTCGATTGTCTATTGACAGACTCGTGTTGATCTCAGAGGATGATTGAGCGGTCAAGTTTAGGTTCACCCCGTACAGGCAGTTGACAAGATACTGCGTGCGCGGATTAAGCAGAATCTTCGTCACCTGTTTCATGATTTCCTTCACATCGTTGTCCGTTTTTCGCATGAACATTGTTTTTTTAGACGGAAGCAATATGCAGATCAAGGCAAGGGCAATTGAAACGCAAGTGCTTTTGTATGTGCCACGGCTGGCCTGTAATGTCTTATCTTCCGTCCCGCGCACCATGTCGGTTATCCATCGGTTGTGCAGATCGCCCAGCTTGTCAAAGCCCAGCAGTCTGCCGAAATCCGCTGGCCGATCTCGCAGGAATTCAAGCGCCTGTTCCCGTGTCATCCAGAACCGCCCTCTCTACCTCGTCAATGACAGCCTGATCGACTTCTGCAATCACGACTTTCTCCACGGGCTTTTGTCCCACAGTGTCACGGAGAACCTCGAACGCCCGAACATTGCCTTTCATAACCTCCGTAAAGAGCCGCTCCACAACCGCCTGTGTTCCCGTGCGCGTGTTCCCCTTGCGGTCTGTAAATTCCTGTTCCAGAAGCATTTCAAGCGCTTTTCTCAGGTCTCGTTTCTCGGCTCTGGCCTTGCCGGAAGCAATGCCGCCCTTCTTCGCTTCTTCTTGGCTTAACTTGTATTCCCCCGGCCTTAAATTCTGTTCGTTTGCCATTTATCGCACCTCCATTCTTGTCAGTCTTTCCCTCATGCGGTCATTCAACCCGATTGCGTACAGGTCTTGCGCGTCTCTGTCGAATTGCGTTGTGTGCGCGTCCACGTGTTCACGGAGCCACAGAACAGACGGTCTCCATCCGTTTTGCCGGACGGTCTTTGGATGGATTCTATCGCCGTTAATGATATATGCGCCTTTCTTGCCGTCACCATGTCGCCCGACAAGCGACAATTTGCCGTTTGCGCGGCTGTCACGGGATATGACAACATCCACAAACGGCGCTTCGGCTTGCAAGGCATCCAATGCAAGGCTTATCGCCGCCGGAATGTCCGTCCCGCGCTCGATGGCGATATACATTTCCTGTACTTGCCCCTGCCACTTGTCGAATTGCGTTTCTGCGCTGGCCGGTTTGCTGAACATGATAACTCCCCGCCAAAGGTTATTATCCCAGATGGCGTATGCATACTCCGGCTTGTGCTTTGGGTGAATGTCATAATGCCGGGTTGCGTAATCGTTGCCCTGATGTGTTGATTCAGTTATCCTCAACATCTGCGCCCACATCCACTTCTACTTTTTCAAACTGGTCAAGGAACGCCCTGATTTTTTCTTCATCGGCGCGGAAAGCATCGGCATTTTTGAACGTGATCGAAATTTTCACCGGGCTTTTACGCTTGTCCCGAACCTTGCCGCCGTCTGCGTCCTGCTCATAGATGGTTTCCATCTCGTCTTCAAGGAAGCCGAAGTCAATCAAGCTGATCCCCAGCGCGTCAAAGTCTATGTCCCCGACTTCCTCTTTCAGCCGTTCTGCGTCCCAGTGTGTAAACTCCTGAATCTTGTTGTCGGTGATACGGTCTGCCCGTATCGCCTTTGAAGAAGCGTGTGTAACGATGCACGGAACCTGTTCCATGCCAAGACGCATCGCGGCATTATATCGCGCATGGCCTTTGACGATAACGCCCTTCGAATCTACAACAATCGGAACGTTAAAGCCCACCACAGGAATTATCTTTTCAAGCAGTTCAACCGTCTTTTCGTTCACTCGCGGATTCTTAAGATACGGTCTGATTTCATTGATTGGCTTTAATACAATTTCACTCTCTATCGCAATCGGCATCTGTTGCGCCCCCTCTCAGACGGTATCCCAAGCGCCTGTATTCTGCATATACTGGTGCCCAGATGATCTCGCATTGCCGCTCTTCCTGCGGCCAAAATTGTTGCAGAGTGTCAAGTTCTGCTTGCACCTCGACATTAAACGGACATCCTTTACACCCAGTTCGTCTAAGGCTATATGGCGGATAATAAACGTAAGGCAATTTGATTTTGTGCTTCTCGATAAACCATTCTTCCCAATCGTTTTTGATCGGCGCTAAAGGCTGAAATGATTTCAGCTTGCCACCAGCGAACGCAAGACACACCGCAGTTCGTCTGCGCCCTCCTTCCGCAGAACGTATTCCAGTAATTGCAATCGGTCTATGCATCATCTTTTGCCAAGCATCTAATGGCTTTTCTTTCATCTCTAAACAGCATCTGTCACTTATCAATAGTTTGTTTTCTTCCGTGAATTGGTAGCGTAGGATGTGTGGGCAACCATGTTTTTCGTAAAATGTCCCTTCTGGCCGCTCAATGTATTGCTTAATATGATCTGTCATCCATGCTGTATACCATCTGTATACTCGCCCCGAATGGTCTTTGCTTTTGAATGGGTATCCGTATGTTTCCAGTACATCTTTAATTTTCTTTTGCGGCATAATGATGTGAAAACGAGAATCGCCCTTTGCTTTTGCTTCCACAAACTGCCGCACAGCGACAAGCTCAATTCCTGTGTTTACGTATACTCGCGGAATCTTGTTATCTGGAAGCGCTAAGTCAATCAGCGTTGAAACTACATTGCTGTCCTTGCCGCCGGAATAACTGATCGCAAAATTTTCTTCGCCGTACTCGTGAATAACGTTCTGAATCTTCGCTATCCGCTCATACTCGATGTATTCAAACTCGCTGTTCTGATCGCTCACGTTTACGCCCCCTTTAGAATGGTCGCCAGCGCATCAACCAGCCGTTGTACATCCTCGACCGTGACGGCATCGCTAAATGTGATTCTAACAGATGTGCGCATTTCGTCTTTTGTACACCCGATGGCCGTTAAGACATGGCTTGCCTTTCCGCTCCCAGATGAACAGGCAGAACCGCTCGAAACAGAGAAACCGGCATAATCCAGCCGCATCGGGATATTGTCAACCTTTGATTTCGGGAATGAAAGATTGATGTTGTTTGGCAGTCTGTTTGAAATATAGCCGTTGATTTTGTATTCCACCCCTGCTTCGTGCAAGCCAATAAGCAGTTTGGTCTTTAGCGTGTTGCAATGTTCAGCCGTCTTTTCCATAAGTGCGGTTACTTCCGCCAGCGCCGCCCCAAGCGCTACAATCCCTGCAACATTTTCTGTGCCGGAACGCTGTCCTCGCTCTTGCCCACCGCCGTGAATCAATGGCGCAATGTGTACCCCATCCCGAATGAAAAGCGCGCCAGTCCCCTTTGGGGCATGGAACTTGTGGCCGGACATTGACAGAAGATGCACCCCCATGGTGTCAACATTGATTGGGATTGCCCCAACAGCCTGTACAGCGTCTGTGTGGAACAGAACGTGGTGTTTCTCGGCAATGGCTCCAATCTCCGCTATCGGTTGAATCGTGCCGATCTCGTTATTGGCCGTCATGATAGAGATTATGCGCGTATCCGGCCTGATTGCTCTTTCAACGGCTGTAGGATTAACAATGCCGCCCTCGTCAACCGGGATTCGTGTTACTGACCATCCCAGCGATTCCAGAAAATCGCACGTTCGCAGAATGGCAGGATGTTCTATGACGGAAGTGATAATGTGCTTCTTCGTCATGTCAGACAGAGCCGCGCCCTTTAGCGCCCAGTTGTCGCTTTCGCTCCCGCCAGATGTGAAATAGATTTCTTCCGGCCTTGCGCCAATGCAACTTGCGACTTGTCGCCTTGCGCGGTCGATTGCTTCGCGCACCCTGCGCCCGTCCTGATGTGCGCTCGAAGGATTGCCATATTCGCCGTGCAGGAACGGGAACATTGCGTTGTGCGCCGCCGCTGAAACGGCTGTAGTTGCGGCATTGTCCAGATAAACCATATGCGCACCTCCTATGCATTTGGTTATCTTCATGTTATCATTGGTTGGCGCTGTTGTCAATAAAAAACCGCCTTTCGGCGGCTTTATCTGGCCAATCACTCATCCAGCGAATCAATGCCATGCATAGCGCTCTCAACCGTATCTACCGTTGCAATTATCCTCCCGCTCTTGTTATACACTTCATAGCCTTTCTTACAGCTTTGGATGGTATACCCCTTATATTCTGTACGATATGCAATCGGTACAGCCAACTCATACTGTTCAATCTCAGATTCGGTCAACTGGCGGTCGTAGATCAACTTTGCATATGCCGTATGCTGTATGTCCTGAACCCAATCACAATTCATGTCAACCATAGCAACCAGCCCCTGCATCGGTTGCGCACCCGGCATCGGTGGACGCATGGTCATAAAATACGTGTACAGCATCGCTCACTCCTCCTTCGTTGCGCCGGGATTGTGGCTCCCGGCTGGCCATGCTCACTTATCCGCTGTCTGCCGGGAACTTGGCCTGTCCCGGCTCAGGCTTTGCTGTTACTTCGCTTCCAGTTCTACCACCTGATAGCCATCAATGACCGCGATGTGCGCCGTAGCCCGTTCGATCTGCTCCTGATACTTGGTGACGGTGTCGCCGTCCTCGAACCTGTACTTGCAAGCCGCACCGCCGATCTTGTAGATGTAGTACGTGCGTCCTGCCTGCAAAGCCTTGATCGCCGTCTGGCTGTCGCGGATGATGCGCTTGTCCCACTGCTTTTCGGCTTCCTTCGCCTTGATCGCGTTGTCAAGGCCGTTGCGGCAAGCAATGCATTTGCCTTTTTCGTCAAGCACCGCATGGGTGTAAGCATGAGCGCTCGTTCGCACCAGTTCACCGTTGTAGTAGTACCGAATCTGATTAGCCATGGTTCGTTCTCCTTTCGTTGGTCGGTCGGTGGTGGGTGAGGATATATGCTATCCTCATGCTTATCTTATCACATCTTGCGCAAGATGTCAAGCGTTTTTTAATTTTTCCTCAATCAAAAAAACGGCGCTATGCGCCGCTGTTTATTGCCATGGCAAATCGGCATCATGCGTTATCGCTTCCCACTTGTCCATGCTCTTTTTGTCCGCGCCCAGCACGAGACAAGCGCAACGAGCCGTAACGCCCGAACCGGGAATGTGTTTGTTAACCTTCCGCTGGCCGCCTTTGTCCAACTGAATCAGCCCTTGCCCCTGCGCCCACGATAGATAACTATCCGGGCTGAAACCGCCGTCAATAAGCGCCTGATTGAACACCTTGTTGATAACCCAGATTTTTGTTGCATCGCCGTTGTCTTTGTCCGTTTCCATGCATCCCAGAACTTCACGCGCCCGAACTGCTTCGTAATCGCCGTCTACCACGAAACCGGCATGGTTTCCGGCTATCCACTCCAACAAATACTCGTGCGCCCTGCGTCCGCTGTCAACATCCGTATCTGTCCGCAAATATGGCAAGATGTCGGCTTCCGTCAGCCGCACACCGTCACGGAAGATGATCTGTTCCGCCGCATGGTCTGCCGCAAGCAGGATGGACGCACTCAACGCCTGTTTGTCCGTGCCGATCTCAGATAGCCGGTCAAATATCGCTTGTTGATCGTCTTCGATGTCGTGCATAACCAGCTTGTCTGTTACAGCCGCGATGAATCGCCGCCCAGCGTGGCCGTAATTGGCTGTAACCACCTTGTGCATGGCTTTTGCATCCGGCATTGTAGCGCCTTTGCACTCGATCTCAATAACACGGTTCATTGCTCCGGCTTTGCTCCCGCCTGAGACAATCGGCATTTCGCCCGTGGTGATTATGGTGTTTCGCCAAGACGGGCTGTGCCGCAAACCGCCATTTCGCGCACCTCGCGTTTTCCCGCTACCCTCGCACAGACCATAGATGATGTCATCGAAATTGCCCTTTCCCTGTATGGTCTGTAGCTCATCCAGACAGAGTGGCAAGTTGCAAGTGAAGATGGCCAACTGCTCCAAGCCGACACTTGTGGATTTTAGCGGTCTGCAATACGCGCCAACAGCCGGGTCAGCCCAGATACTTGCGGCAACCTCCATGGTAACGGTTTTCCCTGTTCCGCTTTGGGCTGACCATAGATGCACGAAAAACGGAAGCGCTTCAAAGTGTGGCAGAAGAACAGAAGCAAACGATGCCGCAATGACAATCCGTGCCTGAACGCACCCAGCCGCCCGAATGGCTTTCACTGCATCAAGCCACTTTTGATAATCTCCTTTTTCGTGAATCGTCTTGTACATCTGTAGGAAAGCGCCTTGACCGTCATACTCGACACCGTCCACGTAAGGCACAAAGTCAGTATCGCTCACCCAGCCCAGATGGCTTGACATCTGTTCAATCGGGATAAGCCCACGATTCAGATCGTCAATGTATGAAATGTACTTGACCATTTCACGCGCCGTCTCGCTGGTAACCGAAATGCCATGGTCTGCAAGCTGTGTGATTGTCGATGCATTGGCCAGCTTGCCTTTTTCGACTATGATCGACTTCCAGTATTCCCGCTTAAAGCTGATTTCCAGACTTTCCGTCCCTGTCTCGATGTTCACATAACGCTTTGTAGGAATGAGCGGATGTGGGCAAATGACCGCAGAACCGTACTTGTCCTCCATAGTGATTGCGTTTCCACTCTGCTGGTACTTGCCGCAACACAGCGCTAACGGCTGGCCACCGAAGGAAAAGAATTGCTGTGCTGGCTCTATCGGCTCTGGCTGGTTGTTGGCAAGGGAATTTTGCCGCTCCTTGATGATAGACCGCACAACCCGAATCGGAACCCCGCATTGCTGAGCGTGTTTCTCTAACAGCACCTGAAACCTTGCACGGCTTTCCGCTGTTATTGCTGATTCTTCCAGCAGAATGTATGGTTCATCGCCCTCAATGAAATCATTATATCCATACGCAAGTAGCGCTTCTTTGAACATCTGAATCGCCTGTTGCGCTTGTAGGATTTCAGTTTGGCTCATAGTGCATCCTCCGTAATTCAATCGTTTCCAATTCGTCCCGGATGGCATCGCGGTTTACAAGCGCCCTGACAAAATCCTGATTAAATTCTTCGTCTGGCGTTTGCGGTGCCTTGTCCCGGATTATACGTTCGTTAGCAAGCCACTTGTCAAATGCCGTCCAATAAGCGGCCTCCAATGCCGCTTCAAGCCGCGCTTCTTTCGCCCTTGCGGCTTTCCGTTTGGCTATCTCGACAGCGGTTATAGCGCGTTTTGCGGCCTGTTCTGGTGGCGCTTCGCGGTCGATTAGGCCAAGCTGGAAATCATCGTTCAGCCGCTGTAGCGTGTCGCGGAAAGGCAAGCCATAATAGAGACTGGCCATGTTGATAACATCTCCGCCCCTGTGACAGCCGAAACAGCACCAGCCTTTATCGCCCTTGTAAATCTTTAGGCTTGCGTCCGTGTCTCCGTGGAATGGGCATACAGCGAATCCAGCCCGATTGATCTTAAGGCCGATACTTTCCGCAAACTCTCGGCATGATACTTGCTCTTTGATAGCTGTAGCAATGTCCATCATGGCAACACCCCTTCCGCGAGATACTCGACAATCAGCCGCCCTGTTTGCCGACCATCGCAGAACCGGAACCGCACACCGTATTTTACAGTCATGGTCAACATTGCCCTGCGCAATGATTCGCCCTTAACGGATGTCAGCGGCTTCCCGTGCGCGTCTCTTGGCGGTTGCCAAGCCGCTAAACCGCCATCTGGCAGAACTTCCTCTACCAGCACAAGCAGTTTAATCCCGGCTTCCATAGCCCTGATGCATTCGCGCCGGAATCTGTCATGGTCTGCTGACATCATATCTTTCAAGACTTCCATGACATCTTGCTTCGTATCAACAGCCCTGCCCTGCTCATTGGCTATAGCATAATCGCCCACGTACAGGCAACAGCGCTCGACTTGTATTCCGGCTTTCTGGAAATATGCGTTAATGTTTTGGTGCTTACCTTCCTGCTGGCGCGTATCCTCTAAGATTACCATAGCCAACCTCCATTATCATCGTAAAGCGGCGGCAACAGCCGTTAGCCATTGCCGCCGCCGTGCGCAATCAGAACGGCAATTCTTCGTCTGCCGAAACCTCGGTGAAACCGTGTACCTGTGCGCTATATTCCGCGAGTCTGCGCTTCTGAGCTTCTTTCAGACCGCGCCGCTTCGGAGTCTGCACCTTCCCGGCCTTGATCTCCGGGATGGACTCAAGACGGCAAATCTCTGTGTAGGAAATCATGCGCACACCCTGATCGTCATCAATCAGCGCGTCAGCATCCCGAACCGCGAAGCCCACCGCAAGCCCCTTGAGCTTACCTTCATCCCAATCCCAATGGTAACCCTTGTTGGACTCTTCCAGCGCCCACGCCGCATTCTGTAGGAAGCGCTTGTTCATGTCCTCGTACTGGTCACCGGGCTTCGGAATTGTCAGCCGCAGAACGCCCTTAAACTTCGCCGGATACTGACCGCCGCTGGCCGCTTCGTACTGCTTAACGTAATGGTCTTTGTGTTCGCCCTCGGTCACATCAAGCTGTAGAACGAGCCTGTCAACCGTCTTGCCGCCGATCGTCTGGCTCTCAACCTTCGCGCCAAGCACCTTGCCGATGTACACACCCGCAGGGAGAACAGAAACCGGAGTATCCTTCTTGCTTTCAAAGTTGCCGCTGTACTGAATCATGGTTCAATTGCTCCTTTTTACTTTTCAATTTTGTCATTCTCAGCCGGTTTGACTGAAATACCGTAGTATTCTCGAATAACCCTGTCAACCGCCGCAAGGTCATTGTCGATCTGGATTGTAGGGAACATCCCGATGGGGCTTTTTACCGTGTCACTGCCGCTGTTCTGAGTGCAAAACGAATATTTGCCGTCTTCCACGTGCGTCTTAAGCACGATCGTAAACAGCCCCTCCACCGTGATTTTTTCATCCAGCATCCGCCCGATTGTCTTGATTTTCTCGTTGCCCTGCTGGTCACGTTCCAAGTGCGACAGGAAGTAAACAATCCTGTCTGGCGGCATATCGCGCACGACTGTTTCCGCGATGAGCGACCAGAAGTTTTTCCCGATGTCCGTGAATTTCTGATAGCCCGTCTCTCCCGAACGCCGCATAAACTCGTTTGCCATGAGATATTGCGCGTCATCCACAACCGCAGATGGCGTTTTCATCCCTTTCAGCGCACGGACTATCTGCGGGTACTGGTCAGTAACGATCATGCCCAGATCAGACCGAAACGGTAACGGCTTCCCGGCCACGTTAATTACCGCCACTTCGTCACGCCGGAAGTTTCGCAAGCTGGCACTTTTGCCCGTGCCGGATTCGCCAAGAATAAGAACCGGAATTGCCATTTGTTCACACCTCCGTAAACGTTTTGCACTGTTCAGCCGTTACCTTGTAGCGCTCTTCCGTGCTGGTAGTGCGCTTTTTGTTGTGGGCGTACAGATAGAAAGCATTCTCCGCCTGTTTCATCTGCTCTCGCCGCTCCGCGCCGCTTCTGAACATTTTGCCGGAAGCCTTGATGAAATCCAACGCCGCCTTACAATTGTACTGGGGATTTATCGCATTGGTCACGATGGTTGCAACAAATGCGGTTGCGGCTTCGATGCTCTCGCCATTCAGGACAGCCGCCGTCAGCGCCACATAGACCGCTGTAGTTGTCCAGTTTGCCCGTCTCCGAAGCCTGTCATAAATCCGAATGACAGCAGGATACTTTTCTGCAAACTCGCGGATTTCTCTGGCGCTGAATGTGCGATTCTTGATACCCAGCTTTTCTGCCGTGAACATCCTGATGAATGCCACCAAATGCCCGTCAAAGATGGTATCGCCGCCATCCGCGATCTTAAGCGCGTCAACGGCTGAACGGTTAACACCTTGGTCAAGGACAAGTCGCGTGTCCGGCTCCAAATCCCGGCTAACCATCATGTAGATCGGCTTGTTAGCCCGAATGATGGCCAACAACCGATGCTGGCCGTCAACCAGATAACCGTCCTTGTCAAAGGCAATGCCCTGATGGGTCAGCTTCCATGCATCGTTTGCCATGTCCCGTGCATAGGTTTCAACCCACCTGTTCTTAATGGTGCGGTTGCCCTTGTTCTTCTTCAAGTATTCCCGCGCCCGTTCTGGCGTAATCAATTCAAGTGCCGTTTTCATGTTGTCACCTCGTTTTTGTTATGTGGTCTTAGCTGTAAACTCCGGTTCGGTATCAACTGCCGTCACGCCCTCGCAAACAAGACCGGTTTCCTTGTCGCAGATCGTGCCGTCTTCCATCTCTGTCAAACGCTTTTTCAGATCAGCCCACTTGACTTTGTAGGTGTGTTGAACACATTCATCAATGCCGTTATCCCTGCACCATGCCAGCAACACAGAATCGTCATGCTCCCAACGGCGGCTGGCCTTTTTCAAGATCAGATCGCCAGACGGAAGAGAGTATTTGCTCTGCGTCTTGGTTTCCTTGTGCGGCACTGTCTGAAAGTATTCCGCAAGCCGCGCCGTCATGAAAGCAATGGTGTTTTCGGAGGAAGCCCGAATCCGGTCAATCTGAGCGGTGTAGTAGTCCACCCAACGCGCAAGCTCGGATTCGGTGTCCTTGATTTTCCGCAAAGCCCATTCAGCTTGCTGGTCATCCGTGATGTGCCATCCCTCGTCACGCTCGATCTCGTCCGGCTCGATCGGCAGAAGTGCTTCACTCATGCTGGCCGTCCTCCTTCCGGTAGTCGCGCCGCGCGTCCACGATGTTGAGCATAGCCGCGCCGCAATGTGGGCAATACTCGCTCGGTTCACAATACGCCGTCCGGCCACACGCGATGCACTCATCGTACACATGGCCATCCCTCAACATCCACAAACTGTACTCGTGCCGTTCCTGCGGTTCAACCACATTATTCAGCCCCGGAATCAACATTGTTATCAATCCTCCCATGTCGTTCAATCATCAAATCTGACGGAATGAACCCGGTCACATACTCGTTAATTGTTTTCCCTTGCGCTTGCGCCGCCGCCCGAATCAGTTCTTTTGAGCCTTTCGGCACAAACACGTACAACCTGTCGTAGTTGGCGCTTGCGTAGGCGTTTTTGTACTCTGTCATGCTGTACGCACCGCCTTTGTTTGTCATATGGTACACCTCCCATCCTGTCTAAGTGAATCCCGCGCTGTACATCGTTCCACCCGCCTTTCGTCTGTCGTTCGGTTGTCAGCCCTTCCGGGCACCACCTATTATAGCACACTTGC